TCAAATACTAATGCTCTTGCATTTACATATGGTTCTAATATCTCTGGTCTGAAATCGTCCTCCGTACTTAATTGATATGTTTCAGTAATACCAGCATTATTTGCTTTCTCATACTTTACTTTCTTTTTATCCCCAAACCCAATGCTTAGTATCCTCATTTTTGTTTTCCTTTCCTACAGCTTGCTCTTCGAAGTTCAAATCTTTGTTTTTCTTCACATTCCCAATCACCGCATATTACCTTACGTGTATCATTTGTATAGAACTTCTTTCCACACTGTATACAGTATCTTGTGTATTTAAATGCTTTCTCTAATCGTTCAAGGCGCTCTAGCTCTATTTGTTCCTTTGTCTTTCTAGGCTTTACTGGTTTGCCTGCTCTACAATCTGGACACCATGTGCTATGACTATCTGGTGTAAATAACCTATCACATCTATGACACTTTCTTTGCATTGTTCCTCCTTATTCCTTGAAAAACACTAGCCATATTGTTTTCCCTCTGCGTTGTCCAATAATTGGCTCACATGGTAATAGCTTTTTTACCTTTGGCAATGTTATTTGTTCTTCATTCCATTTGAATATCATTGTTCCATTCGTTTTTAGTACTCTCCAACATTCCGCTAGCCCTTTCTTTATATCTTCTTTCCAGTCTGTCCCTAATCGTCCATACTTCAATTTCAAATATGACTCATCACCAGCTCTTAATAAATGTGGTGGATCAAATATAACAAGGTGAAATGTTTCTTCTTTATATGGCATTTCTCTAAAATCTGCCATTATATCTGGCTTAACAATTAATTTCCTACCGTCACAAAGGATTGTTTCTTCCGTCCTATTATCCATGTAAACAGTATTTTCATTTTCTTTGTTAAACCAGAACATTCTTGAACCACAACATGCATCTAAAATATTTTTATTATCCATTATTTTCTAAGAATGTTCTTCCCCTCATATAGTTTCTATACCATTCTTTAATTGCATAATATTCTTCTTCTGTATCATATGGTTGTACACACTCTTTGATGACATACTTCTTTATCTTACTTGTGTTTACTTCTATGATTTGATTTGTTTCACCCCACCTATTACAAATAGCCAGCCAATTCATTTTATCTATGTGATCATTAACAATTGGCTTTAATGTTTTAAATGGTTTATTGTACATAGCTAACCCATGCTTTCCATTCATCTTTGCCCAGCCACTTACTTTGCTATCATCAACCATTGTTATATTTAGCTTTACCCATAAATCTAATTTCATTTTTTAATCCCTCACAGTACAGCTATATCCTTTTAGCTTTCTCATCCTGTGTCTAATGGTGCTTACATTATCTCTAACGTATTTGCTCGCATCATTCTGTATGTTCTTTTGCTCGTTATATTTATCTAGCTGCGCTCTCCATTGAATGTAGCTTTCACATTTACTGTGGCACCCTACTTCTCTAAATTGGCACTCCCTGCATGGTGGTTTCATAATAACTCCTTGCCCATTGATTAAATACTTTGTTCCCCTTTAATGTATCTCTTCGTATTCTTGCTTTTATCAATGCATCAGATGATACAAATACATAACCCCAATGTGGGATGAACACTTTTCTAACTTCCTTTGACCGTCCTTTTACAATATGATCATGTGCTTTTATTAGGTTTCTAAATCTATCATTCATGCTCATATCCCTCTAATTTATTGCCTATTACTTTTACTTTCCCATTATTCAATACAAATGCTAAGTCAAAATCTAACACCGCATCATGTTGTGTTGTGTCCTGCTGGTTGATTGCCTTGCATCTCCATTGGTATTTATCCACGCTGTAATATACTTCCCCTACCATTGGTGTATCTTGTATTGATTTACAATCAAACTCTATATGGTCCTTTTCGTATATTCTTTGCCCTGTATTGTCTTTTGCTTCACTTCCTCTACATAGTGTTCCGTCCTCAATTGGTACCCATGCATAGGTATCATTTTCTACTGCTAATAGTCTTATTTGTGAGTAGCTTTGTTTTATTTCATCACTACTTACCCATTCTGACCTATTCACGTTCTTTCGTAGGCCTTTATATACTAATGGCTTCATGCTACCTCCTCACACACTGCATTGATGCCCAACTTCTTTAACAACTCGTGTGTCATCAATCTTCCCTTTTGTGTCCCACGTGTAGATGCTTTGCACTCCAATCTTCCGTCTGTAGTCATATATGTGTGTGTTTTGGTTTTTGTATAACCCTTACGCATTAAATCACTATACAAAATCCATTGCCCATTTACGCTACGTTGAATATGTGCATCATGTAGTATCTTGTTTAAAGCAATCGCACTTAATCCATAATCTGCAGCAATCTGTGTTACTGTCATTGCATTTGTACTGCTTAGAATTTTGTCTACATAATCAACCTTTGGCTCATATTCCGCTATTTGTTGTTTCTGTTGCTCAATAATAGCCTTTGATTGGTTATGTGCTTCTACTTCATCTGCGTATAGTCGCAATGCTTCTGGTAGTGTCTTTGGAATATGTAATCCATAGCTACCTGTTTTTCTAATTTGTGGAAGTACTTCGCTAGTTACCCACCGTTTAAATTTCTTAGCGCTTGGCATCTTTGATTTCAATATCAAGGAATATAGTCCAGACTCATTGATCAGATATGTTTCCCTCTTCTGACCTGTGTCGGCAATTTGCCAACGCAGCTTATCTTCTTCATCAATATGTTTTCTGATTGCATCTGCAGTATCTTTATATCCAAGTGCAGTTGCTACGCTCTTGGCCACAAAGTACACTTCATTTTCAATAATGATAGTTCTTAGTTCCCCAAACTCATTACTGTTAAATAGTGTTGTTACATGGTTCATAACTTCGCCCCCTAGTTTTATGTAAGGGCGGATATACCGCCCACCTATTTTATTTGCTTACCGCATCAAGTCTTGCTGTTAATTCTGCAATTTGTGCTTTCATAGCTTCAATTTCTCCGTCACGTTTAGCTTGTGGTTCATATTCACTATGTTTACCAAATTTGAAAGATGCGCTTACGTTGTACATGTTTTCACTGCCAAATGTACCTGCAATGCCAAGCAATACTTTTTCATTTGGTCTGTAGTATGCACCTAATGCCACCGCATTGGCATTTTTATAGTGGCCATATGCTACAGATGTGCTAAATTTATCATCTTTGTTAAATTCCATTGGATGTAGTCCAGCTAATGCAGCTGCACTTGCACCCACTTTATTAATTCGTCCGTCCAATTGCTTAATGTCTGCTTTTAAATTTGTTAATGTATTGCTTGCTTGATGTTCTAGCTTATCAATGCGCTCTTCATGATTTTTCAATACACGATCATTAGCCTTGATAGCATTTTTATTATTTGCAATGTCCGCATCATGTTGTGCAATACGTTGTGTGTTATTTTTAATTGCATCCTTATGATTTGCTAGTGTGTTATGTACTGCAGTATTGAATTGTTGTTGGGCATCTAGTGCTTTATCAATATCTTCACCCATTGTATTAATAGCATCATATGCAGCATGTAGCTGTGAACCATTTACTGCATCAGTGGAAGATGCATCCACTCTGCCTGCTGCAACATTCTGTACTTGGCGAACATAGTTTTTTACTCCGCCAAAGCCTGCACGCTGTTTACTGCCTACGCTTACTACTGATGTTGCATCTGTACCTGCAAATACATATGTTGTATTGTTTACCATTGCCTGTAGTTGATTAACTGCATTGTCTGTTACACTATTTGTTCCTAGTGCAACGCTATTTGGCTTATCCGCCACAATATTATTGCCAATGCCTACCGCATCAATTGCAGTAACCTTTGTATGTGTTCCAATGGCCATTGCGCCCTGTCCTGCTGTTTCAGAATTGGCGCCAATGATCGTTTGTTCCATATCACCAGCCATTTTGTTGTTGTAACCAATCACAGTTGATTGATTTCCTTTAATGTCTTTGTTATTAGCACCTACAACCACTGTATTTTCACCAGTGATATTGTTTGTGCGCCCAATTGCAACGCTAGATACACCACTTACATATGCGCCATTGCCAATTGCAATAGTGTCATATGCTGATGTTCTTGCTTGGCTACCAATTGCATATGTGTATTCAGTCAATGCTTCTGCATGACTACCAAATGCAAATGTATTTCTTCCTTCTGCTTTTGAATTATTGCCCCCAACAAATGAATTTGTTCCATTTACTGTGTTGTTTTCACCAAATGCAATTGCATTGTTAGAATTTACAGTGTTTTTATATCCAAATACTGCAGCACTATTTGCTGTTGCCACATTATCTGTACCACCTACTAAATTATTTGTTCCATTTGCATATGCACCATTAACTACTGCGCTTAATACCATTACTGCTAACATTACTTTTTTCATTGTTTTCTACCTCGTTTTGTTTTAATTCCTAATTTTTTACAAATATTTCTAATTAAGCTTTGACTTACTTCTAATTCTTCTGCTATTTTTCTTTGGCTTAGTCCTCTGTCAATCAATGGCTGTAACACATCTGCATTTATTTGTTCCTTTAATCCCAATACTTTTAATGCATTTCGTTTATCCATTGCACCGTACACTACCGCACCTAGTGCCAACCAATTTATGCAATTCATCGGAACACCTGCCATGCTTGTGTTTTGCATGTTGCCCTCCTATTTTGCATAAATCTTTGTAGGACTATATGCAGGGCAATCTTCACATTCTTCTTTTTTCAGCCAATGTAAAGTGCCTGCTGTTTTGCCTTTGAATACTTTAATTGATGTTTTCCCTTTGGGGCATGATGCTTTTACCCATAGTGCACCGCTTTTTGCTGGTCCAAATGAGTGGCTACATATCTTTCTTGGTCTACCTCTTCGCATTTATTTCCTCCTAGAATGGAATAGGTTCATCATCGTCTACAAACCCATTTTCAAAATTGCTTGGTGCACTTTCATTTTCTTTCAACCCATATGTAAGGACTTTGGCCACAATCTCTGTAATGTATCTTTTCCCTCCGTCTTTTTCATATGATCTAGTTCTTAGTTCACCATTTACTGATACAAAATCACCTTTTTTTAATCCACTGTATTTTTCCGCATCAACCCAGCATACAATGTTGTGATATTGTGTACTTTGTTGCTCATTCACATATTTGTTGGTTGCCATTCTAAATGTGAGTACTGGCTTCCCTGTTTTTGTGTATCGTAGTTCTGCATCTGCTACTACGTTACCGCTCAAAAATACTTCATTTACGTTTATCATTTACTTCATCCTCCCATTTCTCACATTCTTTACTAATTACGCATAATGCCATTATTGATACTCCTAGCATTGCTCCTATCACAATGCCTATTCCTAGTAGTGCCATGTTTTACCTCCTCAATTCTTATTAGTCTGTAAAATCTGTAAGGATAACCTTCATCAGATACAGCTTCAACTACACTATCTGTTTCCACGTAATAGCCTTTTGGCGGTTGGATGTAATCTCTCCATTCGCTCGGCTTCAATATTTCTGTTTTTACTTTTGGCTTTTCTAAGTTTTTGCTACTATTCCACCTGCGCTTAAATGCATCTTCTTTGTCTGAATAGCATGCACTTCTTTTTTCTTTTACAAAGTAGCTTGCTAATCTCACTGCATCTTCTGCTCTTCCTTGATACAACATCAACTTATGCATGCCATGTGGCCAAAGTTCATTCAGTTCATCCGAATATAGTTCTGCATTGTTGATGATCATGTGGAAATGTATTCTTGTTTTTCCCTCCGCTATGTAAATGTATTTCAATTCTTTATTCAGAATTTTATATCTACGTTTAAGCCGTCTTATAAAATTCTGAATATCTTTCTTTGCATCTTCCCATGTAGCAGGCTGTTCTTTATATGTGAGTGTGATGTAACAATCATTTGTAGTGAAGTTATTATCAATCAGCATACGTAGCATTGCTTCCGCTTGTTTTTCATTTTGCTTTTTCTGTGCTTCTGGTGTGATGCTTTTCTTTTTTACACGCTTGCCATTCTTTCTATAGGTTCTTGATGTGTGATAATCAAGTACCTCTATCATATTTTTAGATATGACCTTCTTACGCTTCCTCATCGTAATTACTCTCCATGGTTGATTTGTTAATATGTTATATCTAGTTAATAAGAAAAGCCTTGAAATAAGCTTTTCTCTAGTCTTTCATGCCCATGTGTGATATAATTACGTTAGGTTTGGTGCGTAATTACGTGCTTGATTAGGCTACTTTAATTAGTGGCCTTTTCTTTTTGCCTAGGATAATTGCAATACATGTCACCTTGTTCAATCTCTAAATATTGGCATGCATCGCAATGTTCCATACATATAATTCCTTTAGCCTGTCTACAGTGTATGTAGGCATGGCTTTTTTTATTGCACTCATCACATATGCTGCAGTGTTTACTCATTATTCATCACCGCATCAAGCAGTATTTCTCTTGCCCTTAATGCAAGATATACTTTGTTTTCTTTAATTGGGCCTTTACCTGTTATGCGTAATACATATTCCCCTGTCTTTCGCTTAACAAAAATAGCGCATCCATTAGCAAGAATAGTAAAGTCTAAACTTGCACTTTTATTACTTACGCTAATTGATGTAATTCGTTCCCTTAAAACTTGCATTTCTTCATCATCAAACATTAAATATATTTTTAGTAGATCTAGTGCTTTTTCTCTTTTGTCTTTCATGTTTTATCACCTCCTTAACCCTGCCTAACATCCAAATTGTGATGCCAGTTGTTATTGTTAATACTATATTGATTAATATTTGCCAGCCTTCTGCTTGCTCAATTCCTCCATATAGTCCTAACCCTAATATCCCTAAGCACCATTGCACGGTTGTAATTAGATTTATAATGTTCATCTTCTATGCCCCCTTTAACCACTTCATGTGCTGGCCTTTCATCCATGCTTCAAATTTTTCTACATGTACCAGCGTTTGTTGCGGTCCTAGTTGCATGCATATTTCATTAAATCTACCTTCATTGCGGATCATATCTATTCTTCTATAGATATACATTTTGCTGCGCCCCCATATCTTAGCTAATGTGCTAATAGGCACATATTTAGGTTGAACACTTTCCATTACTACACATTCCTTTCTATTTCATCTTTCTTTTATAATTGCTATAATCACCTTGAAAGGAGGTGATATTATGGATATGCATAAAAAGATAATTGCATTTGCTATCTCTTTAGAAGCTAATGAATTAAATGGCAATCGACTTATATTGCTTACTAATGCTGGTCTGTTGTCTGCTCTTCCTGTATATAGTGATGAGTCTGATATTCAATCCAAGCTACTCTATCAATGCTTAAAAAGTACAGAAAAAGCGTTAAATAAAAATTATGTTCCAAATTCTGAAAGGCATCTATTGTTTGATGAAAATTCATTGCTACTAAAGGATGTTAAATTAATTTCATCCAAATCAGTCCAAGAACTTGGTTCATTGCTTTTAGATACATCATCAGTAATTGCTATTTCTATTGGTACTTGCCTAGAAGCTCAATAAATTCCTTTTCGTTTAAATTGCCATGTGTGCTAAATGTTACACGTGGCAATTTATTTTTTTTTGATAACTTATTAAG